ATAAGCTTCCTGAGGATGCTACTGAAGAGGATATGGCTAAGGTTCTACGTAAGTATGGTGATCCTAAGACAGTCTTTCAGACAATGGAGAGAAAAGCTCAAACTAAGTATCAGGCTGAATTAGCTGCTGAAACTAAACGTGAAGCCATTGCATCTAAAGAGCGTGAGGCACAAAAAGATAGAGAGCTTAAGTCATTCTTAGCTTCTATGGCTAATGCTGCTAAACAAGCTAAAGGCACTGAGATTAAACCTCTCACAACAGGTGATATTAAGATGATCACTGAAGCTAAGACTCGTGTAGCTGATTACGATTACAACATTAACAAGATTGATGATTTCCTTACAAAGATTGAGGATGGTAAGCTTAACTTTGGTATGTTGAACAATCTTAAAGAGACTGTGTTAATTGGTTCTGGTAAGGCTAAAGAAGCTGCAACAAATAAAGTAGCTTTTGAACAATGGGCTAAGAATGCAGTTAATGCTTTGTTGCTGAAAGCTAAAGGTACACAGACTGAGGGTGATGCTAAACGTGCAGGTGAGCAAGTATTGTCGGCATTGGCTCGTAACGACACAGAAGCTGTAAAAGCATCTTTACAAGGTTTTAAAGAGATTCTAGATACACAACGTGTAGCCGATAAAGACAATCTAAGCTTTATTGCTGAAGAGCGTCAAAAACCAAGCATAGCTAATGTAAGGGCTAAAGGTACAGGAACTAAAGACGATCCTATTGTCTTGAAATAAATAAGGAAGACTATGCCAGTATATCAATATGAAGGTAAGCATTATGACCTGCCTTCAGGTTTGTCTAATGAGGAAGCCATTGCTAAGATTGAAGGCTTCCTAGGCAAGTCACCTAAGGTAGACACAAGTGCAGATGAAACAGCTCGACTAGCTGCTCGTTATAAAGCACCTCCTAAACCTGCTGCTGAAGCACCTAGTGGATTCATGCAAGGACTTACAGATCCTTTATATGGCTCTGCTCAGTTAGTGGCTAAAGGTATGGAAGCTGTAGGTTTCTTTCCTAAAGAGGCTAAGGCTTTCTCTGAGCGTGTAGTTCCTCAGCGTGAGCAACAGTATGAAGCTCAGCGTAAAGCTGCAGGTGAGACTGGCTTTGACCTTGGTCGTTTAGCCGGTAACATTATTAACCCTGCTAACTTGCTTCCAATTCCTATTGCTAATCCAGTGGCTAGAGCTGCTGTGACAGGTGGTGTTATGGGAGCTATGCAGCCTGTATCACAACCTGAAGACTTTGCATCTACAAAGGCACTGCAAGTAGGTGTTGGAACAGTGCTTGGCCCTGTAGCTGAAGGCACTGTCAATGCTCTTGGTAAGGTTGTAGGTCTTGTTAAGAATCTTACACCTTCAGGCCGTCAAGAGGCAATGTCTAAATATGTTAATGAACTTGCTGGCCCTGAAAGAGATGCTGTAATTAAAGCCTTGCAAGATGCTAAGGAGTTGGTAACAGGTTCTCGTCCTACAGTGGCTGAAGCTCTAGCTAATGTTCCTTCAGCTGCTGAGTTGGTAGCTGCTCAGGCTAAACTATCCGGCACAAAAGGTGTAGCTGGTAAGTTTGCTGAACGTACATCTGAACAACAAGCCGCCCGTGTACGTGCCTTGCAAGGTATTGCAGGTACTGAAGCTGAGCGTGCTGCAATAGCTACTGAACGAGGTACTGTTACAGGCGGTATGCGTGAGTCTGCTTTGGATATTAATGATATTGCTAAAAATACATTAGGTAATATTGATAAACAAGTAAATCAAACAGTTGGTAGACTTATTCAACAAGCTAAAGAGACTGTTCCAGCTTTACAACAAACATCACCAGCTTTTAAACTATCAACAGAAGACCTAATCTCTTCTTCTAAAGAAACAGCTACAGCTTTGAAAAAGGCTCAGTTAGATAGTTTAGAACAAAATGGAGTATTTCCTTTACTTGCAACTGATATTACTAAAGAAATCGATAAGGTTTTAAAAGGTACGATTTCAGACACAAGTAGATCTGTTTTACAAGCTGTAAAAGATAAGATTATCTCTAAAGCAGATGACAATGGAATAATTGGTAGTAGAGATCTGTATGAAAATGTACGTAAGATGTCTAACCAAGATATTGCTAAATTGTTAGGATTAGGTGAACAATACGCCTCAGGAGGTATTCCTGAACAAGCTGCTAAAGCATTAGGAAACACTAAAAAGTTTATTGATGCAGCATTGAATAAATCTTCAGAGGGATTGTGGACTAAGTATCTTGATTCATATTCAGCATACAGTAACAAACTCAATCGTATGGAGATTGGCGACTTCCTTGCTAACAGACTACAAACTGGCCTAGACAAAGAACGTGCAGGAGTGTTCGCTACAGCTGTGGAGAATGCTGCTAACACTATTAAGAAGTCTACAGGCATTCCTCGCTATGAGAAACTTTCACAGGTATTGACTGAGAAAGAAGTAGGCACTGTTAACAGTGTTCTAGCTGATCTGATGCGTAAGTCTAAGGCTGATGAGTTAGCTTCTAAGGTATCCAAGCTTGAACCCGGACTACCTAACGTAGCAGCTGAGACACCTGATGTGATGATTAGAGCTGTAACACTTGCTAAGAGTCTTATGAGACATCTTCAGCAAGGTAATCAGACAGAGTTTAATACTAAACTTGCTGAAATGATGTTAGAACCTGCTGCACTTGCTCAGTTTATGACTGTAGGTGTGCCTAAAGGACGCATTGGAGAGCTTACAAGCTCAATGATGAAGTACATGGACGAACCAACTAAAGCAGCTTTCATTCAATCCTTCACTGTTCCGGCAGTATCCCAAGAACTAGGTAAATAAAGGACTATAAATGATCGACCCCATAGCAGCTCTTGATGGGCTACAAAAAGCAATAGGGATGGTCAAGAAGGCAAGCAAGGTAGCCAACGATCTCGGTGGTCTTGCTCCTATGATCGGTAAGATGTTTGATGCTAAGAGCCAAGCTACTAAGGCTATGCTCCAAGCTAAACGTGAGAAAAAAGGCTCCAACATGGGAGCTGCTCTTCAGATTGAGATGGCTCTCGAACAAGCTAGAGCCTTCGAAGAGGAGCTTAAGATGCTCTTCATGCAGACAGGTAAGATTGATGTCTGGAACAAGATCAAGGCTAGACAAGCTGAGATGGACAGAGATGATGCTAAGGAGATGAGTGCTCTGAAGGCTGCTGAAAAGAAAGCTAAACAAGAGGAACAAGAGCAACTTGAAATGGCTATGCTCATCGGTGGTATAGCCTTTGTGCTCCTCCTAGTTGGTATTGGTGTTAATGAACTCATGGACTTCTGTCAAGCAACTAAAAGGTGTGGTAGATGAACGAGTATCAGAAGCAGTTTGATTTACTGCTAAGGATATTCGTTTATATACTTGTAGCTTGGTGGTTCTTAGGCTTCCTTAAGTTTCTCCCTGATGATCTTTCTAACAAGATTGTTGATTTATTATTATCTAAGATAGGACTTTAAATTGTTATCACTATTCTCGACACTAGGTGGTTTATTAGTATCTGGTCTACCTAAACTATTAGAGTTCTTCCAGAACAAAGATGATCAGAAGCATGAGTTAGCATTAGCGCAGATTCAAGTGCAGATGCAGCTTCAAATGATGGCTCAAGGCTTTGCAGCTCAAGAGCGTATGGAAGAGATTCGTACAGATCAGATTGCAATGCAGACTGATGCTGAAATGACTGTAGCAGCCTATGATCATGATAAGAAGATCATGGACAAAGCTAGTAAGTGGGTAGTTAACTTTGTAGGTACTGTACGACCTGTAGTAACTTATATCTTTGTCTTGGAGCTGTGTGCTATCAATGCTTGGATTGCCTACTATGTCTACTCTAATCCTCACTTAGTGTTGAATATGGAAGACTTAGTTAGATTGTCAGACATCATCTTTAGCTCTGATGAAATGGCTATGTTAGGTGGTATCATAGGCTTCTGGTTCGGATCACGTAGCTGGGCTAAGAAATGAAACTGAGCAAGGCTGGCGCTGATTTAATGCACCAGTATGAAGGATGCAGGAATAAGCCTTACCTGTGTCCTGCTCATATCTGGACTATTGGTTATGGTCATGTCCTATATCAGGATCAGATTAGATTACCAATGGTAGCTAAAGAGGGACAATCTACGATGATTCGTAAGGAGTACCCGTTAAAGCAGGAGGATAACCGTGTATGGTCTAAAGAGGAAATCGAGAAACTATTCTCAGATGATGTCAGTCTTTTTGAACGTGGTGTTCTACGACTTGCTCCTACTCTATCTGGTCGTCAAGGGGCTTTCGATGCGTGTGTCAGCTTTTCCTTCAACGCTGGACTGGGCAATTTTCAGCGGTCTACTATTCGGATGAAAGTCAATAGAGGTGAATGGGAGGCTGCTGCTGAAGCTTTCATGCAATGGACTAAGGGAGGTGGAAGAGAACTACCCGGTCTAGTTAAACGTAGAAAAGCTGAGAAAGCCTTGTTTCTATCAGATTTAGAATAAGTATACAATTATAAGTTTTAAGTTTACAATTACAAAAGCCCTTTAGAGTTATTAGCTCTAGAGGGCTTTTTAGTTAGTCCATTATAAATGCTACTGTAACGAATCCTATGTGTAGATAGATAACAGATACTGGCTCATCGTGCATCTTCTCATCTTCATCCATGATGTACAGTTGATCAGCTTCTAAGCCAAACACTAGACCAGCTTTAGTTTCAAACTCTAGAGTCATACAGCTTCTCCTTCAACGACCGTATATGGTACTGTTCGTACTGTTGGAAATTGACTCATAAAGTCTTCCCTTGTGATGTCTTTACCGATGTTAATCTCTTTAAAAGGCTTACCCTCCTGTGAGAGAGTAGCCTTCAAAGATACACAAGCTGGACAGTTATCCTTTGTGTACACTGTAATCATTAGATTTCACAGCCTCCTGCAGTGCAAGCTAGTGTCTGAGAACCTTCAACATTGTCTGTACGTTCAATGAACTTATCCCAGTCAATACCTAGAGGCATCTTAGACACCATGTCGTGATACTCAAACTCGTTCATGGACTCATAAGGAGCTTGTCGATATGTTCCTCCATCCATAGGCAAGAAGCTCACCCCTGTAATCTCATCAAAGTTATTCCACACCCAAGCTCCAACTTCAGGCCACTCAGTCTCATTCACTGAGATTGTCACTGAAGGCTTATGCTCACAGTAGTGACGCTGGAACAATAACCACAGACGCAAGTGCTTAATAGCATTCAAGTCCTCACGCAGTACAGCACCCTTCTCAACTCGCATTGGGAAGCTAAACACTGTAGTACTGTCAGGCTTCATCACACATGGCTCAGCTGGGAATCCTTGAGATTTCAAGAAGTCAGTCAGAGGGTCTTTGTTATCAGATCGTACACGACGAATAAAGTACTGACTGTGCTGAGGATGGATGCCAGAAGCAGTGCCTGTAAGCTGAGAGACTGTGCCCTCAGGCTTAATTGCAGTGATGGCAGCACTACGATTAATGCCGATAGCGTCAGCCAACTCAGCGTTAGTATCAATAGCCACATTCTTCAGTCCTTCCAAGATAGCAGGTAACTCAGCATTATCAGGGTCATTCAACAAGACATTATCCAAGATACCGGTCATAGACACACCCAACAAACGTTCCTCTTCAGTATTTGTCTGCCACACCTTACGCAGGTATGGGAAGTGAGTCATCGTCGATTGAAAAGTCCCCAGAATAGTAGCCAAGCGCACTTTATTCCGTAGAGTATCCACACTATCGCTGCTCCGAACAATAACAGAAGACAGATTACAAAATTGATAAGGTCTAAGGATAATCTCACTGCAAGGGTTTGTACCCCACTCTTTACCCAACTCCCTACGTCCATTCTTAGCTGCTTGAAGTTCACTTGCATAACGATTAAAGATACCTCGCTCTCCTGAGTGTGATTCATAAATGCTTGACCACTCACGCATGAACTTACCTACATCAGGTTTCACTTCGTAGATAGCACTGTTGTTAGCCAAGGCACGTTGACCATTACCGTCCCACCAGTTACCAGCTTTAGCGTGAGCCATACGATCATCGCTCAAGTCTGACAATGAGATCATAGCACTTCGACGCACTCCACCGACCACAACAACTTCGCCAACTTTGCAGAGGATGTCGTGAGCTTCCAAGCTTGTAAGTTTTCGTCCCGTAGCAAGCTTGAATTTATTAACAACATACTTGAACAAGTCCACGAGAGGCTCAGGGCCTGATGCTCGTCCACCGAAGGTCTTGAGTCGTGTACCTGCAGGTCGTACAGCAGATACGTCCCACTTCGGAATCTCGCCAGCATACAGTAAGGCGATAACTTGTCGTAGTGCCTTAGCCCAGCCTTCTTTGGAGTCCTTAACATTAATGACAGTGCCACTATTGTACAACTCAGTTGGAATCTCAGGTAACTTAGATACATACTTTTGCTCCACACTAAAGCCTACACCTGTACCACACAACAGAATGTACATAGCTTCATCAAAGGCTTTAGGATCATCGATAGGCAGGTATGAACAGTTATAACCTGCAATGTTCTGACGCTCCAAAGCATCACCAGCTGTCATGATGCTACGCATTGAAGGCATCACTTCCAAGTTAGTCACAGCATCCTGCAACTCTTTACGCATAGCTGCTGGAATGTCGTAGTTATGGTTAGTCTTCAATTGCTTAGTCATGAACTCAAAGTAGCGATTGACTGTCTCAGGCCAATGCTCTCGTCGTCCCTTATCATCCAAGTAACGTGAATAGCGGCTCTTGCCAATGTATTCTTGGTATGGTGTCATTACAGCTGTCATATTAATCTAGTTCCTTTGTTAAATATTCTTGTTTCTTCTCAATCACATCATCAAATCTTTCGACAAGATCGTCACTCTGGATTCCTAGCAGTTCCAAGAGTGAGACCTCATCTAAACGTTTGAGAGCCTCTTTCAGTTCTTCAAATGTTATGTTTTTCACGCTTGTTGATCTCTCTGTCAATATACCACTTAGCCTTCTTAAGGTCTTCAATGGCATCTTTCTTCAAGTCACAACGCCAGATATATTTGATTGCATTACCTAAGTTAAAGCCCATGTGTTCTGTAACTTGGATACATTCAATACCTGATGGATGTTCAGTGTAGTGCTTAGGCTTGTGAATACTATCATTAGCCCATTCACTGTGGTCTGAGTCTACCCATTCTTTAACAGCTTCACTTAAGGGTTGTGAGGCATCACGAATGTAGATGTTACGATCAACCCAATGGTCATATTGAAAGCAATGATTACATGGGTGGATACCTTTGTCTAAGTTACCGTAGAAGCAAGTATTACATTTCTTAAAGTCCATATCGTTTCTCCAAGTATTCAATGCTTAAGAACATTTCATCGAAGTGTCCATCATTAACTTCATTCATCATCAGTAAGCCACGCCAGTGACGGTTACTAAGTTGATCCATATACGACTCATCGTGTAGATAATAAGAGCCAACAATGATAGCACAAATAGGTTTGCCATCAGCACGCTTACCATAGGCGATCTGCTTTCCCTGTTGATGTCCTGCAACACAAGACATATGAAGCTTATTGATGATAGCACTAGCAGCTCCAGCGGGTCTACCCATCGCTCCCACAGGCCAATAATGGTTAAAGCCAACACCATTAATGAACACAGGATGTAGAAAACCATGTACTTCCCAGTCTTTCTCATACTCAAGATCCTTTGTAGATATTAAGCCTTCCAGTGTAGGGTTGTTATTAACAGCCCTATCGATACGGTTCTCATGGTTGCCTAGAGTCAATACCATACGAGGTTTATATACCTTATGTTTGGAATCTTTCTGAGCCTTCTGAGCTTCCCTCAATGGAGCCAGTAACAACTTCATGGCCTCTTTAGCAGCTTCAATGTCTTTCTTGTAGCGTAGACCTTCAAAGTACTTACTCCCTTTGATGTCGTGGCTACTAAGGCTTGGCATATCTGCAAAGTCACCTAGATTAACAACTACATCAGGTTTGTAATCGACAATGGCTTTACCAGCCCATGTCAAGTGCTCCAAAGGTACACCATCCTTAATCTGACAATCCGGTATGACTAAGATTTTCAAGTTCATCTCCTTCCACTGTTAATCGTTCACCTTCACGTAGTCCAGCTTTGATAGCTTCTAGGATACCAAAGGTTAGAAGTGCTTGAGCTTCACTAGCAGTTAAGTCAAACTGATATGTAGCATCACCATTCTCATGCTCTTTAATCAGATTTACGTTCACTTTCAGCCTCCTTTAAGAACTCTTCAGCATCAGGCCTATACATGAAATATCTCAGGCACGTAGCGATAGCTCTGTTGACTTTTAAGTTCTCCACGATGTCTAGAGGATCATTGCTAAATCCTCCGTTGATAGTGTTAAGATAAGTCTCTTTAAGAGTCTCTACAGTGATAGCGTCTGCAAGGTCATACCAAGCATCTTTAGCTTCCTGTGAGTTCTCAAGTACTTGTATAAGTTTATTTAGCATATATCCTTGTTCCTTTACCTTTCTCATTGGGCGTTACGCCCTCGGTTAACCAAGCTGCAGGAATATCTTTATCAGCATACTTAAACCCATGCTTGTCGCACCACATACCGTATGTCGTTTGACTTAGCTTTGAAAGCTTAGCTTTAGAGTTACTGAAGACAAACCTAATATCTAAGTCAGGGTACTGCTCCTTAATCATTAGATGCTTCTGTCTGTCAGCTGTGATAAATCTACCTTTACTCTCAATGATGATACTGTTATTCAGAAGTACAAAGTCAGGAGTGTATTTACGATCCTTAGCTGGTTGAATGTAACCAATCACAAGCTTCTCATACTCAAATGGAATACCTAGACTGGTTAAGTTATCAGCTATCTTGTCTTCTAAGCCTGACCTGAATCCATGCTTCAAAGCTACTTGACGTACAGATAGAGGTTTCTTACGTTTAGACTTCATGTGACTCCTTCGTAACGTGATACTGATGGAGGAATGCTCCAAAGGTATCTACAAACTCCTCATCGTGGTTTAGCTTACCCATTGTGAACATAATGGCATGAACTAACTCATGGTAGAAGGTTTGCTCAGTAGTCTGCTTGTTCATGTCCATGCGAATACTGATAATTTGCTTCTCAGGATCACACTTACCAAAGTCCTCCATGTGCATTACGTAGTTGACGTACCATTTAGATCCTGCGAGTTCAAAGGTGGTTGCCACATCTGGTTTGGTTCCCTTCTTAGCCACAATAACCGACCATTCTCCAAGACCCTGTCAGTATTGCCGTCATAAGCTTTGATACAAGCTTCATATAGTTCCCTTTCAGTTGTACAGTCTTTCAAGATCTTATCAGCCTTTACAGGGCCAATACCTCTGATTCCCTCTATGTTATCAACCCTGTCACCTGTCAGTATCTGTTTGTAGAAACTGTACAAGCCTTCAAACTCAGTAACATAGTATTCTTCATCCTTTACAGGATTGTAGTGCCATCCCGGTAACTGGTCAAGATCCTTATCTACGTGCACAATCCAGTAGTTACCTTCAGTGGAAGCTATGCCTACAGCATCATCAGCCTCTTCACCCTCTGACATCGTAGCTCCAAGCTTCATGAGGTGGTTTCTGAGAGCATCATAATGCTTAGGCTTAGGAGCATCCTTGCGGTTGCCCTTGTAAGGAACTGTGGTAGCTACCTCGAATCTAAAGTTAGTCTTACCTGTAATCCAAGCTCTGTAGTCATCACACTTCAAGCGCATATAGATTATGTCGGTAAACCACTCTGTGAGTCGATTTAGTGCCCACCGTTCCTCTTCATCCTCATTGGAGAAACCCACTTTATAAACTAAAAAGTCGGCATCCACAATAGCCTCTACAGGTCTATTAGAGGATGTCATCCGCTGTCTCTTCCTCAGGTGAACCCTCAGGAGAGTAGATCTTCAACTCAGTAATCACCAGCTTCTTAATCGATGGTGCAGCACCGAACTTAGCTGACATCTTGTGACGGTATGAAGATACCAGTGCATAACACTTAGTACCGTTACCAATCTTAGAGATGTCAATAGGATTACCTTCTTCATCCACAGGCTCAAATACGAACTTAGACTTACCAACAATGAACTTACCCATTGTGTCTTTGTCTTTGATCTTGATGCCTAACTCTTCAAGCTTACTGCAAGCTGCATCACTCAACTGTCCCAATGTGCACTCATACTTATCGTTAGCTTCGTTGAACTTAGTGTTGTACTCTTTCATCCAGTTAGACCAGTACAACTCACCAGCAACTTTAACGGGTTTCATGCTGCTATCAATACTCATTTCATT